GATTTCAGTGGCGCCAGTTGGTCCCATTTCAATTTCCTTCCGCGGTCAGCCTTCGGACGCTGGCGATAAACTCGCTGTTCCGTTGTGCGCGTACCGATTGCAGGTTCACGTAATTCGATTCGATCTGGACCGGCGCCTCGGCGGCGGCCTTGTAGATTTCTGTGGGGATCGACGGCGCTCCCGGGAACGGCACGAACCCGTATCGCGTCTGCGTGTCGATATTGACGTGCATCTGGAATAGCGATCGCTCGTTCTCCTGCGCCGTCTCAAGCATTGACGCGAGGCGCGCGATCTCTCCGCGCTGGGCCATTACCTGCCCCTCGATCAGCCGGCGCGCTTCCCTGGACTCAGCCAGGTCGGCTTCAAGCTGGCGGAGCCGGCGGCCCTGAAAAATGCTGCCGACACGCATCCAAAAACTGTCTCCGCTCTCGGTCGGTTGGAGGACGGTCGAAATGGATTCCGATTCCGGTTTGCTCGCCGTCTTTGAAAACCCGAACAGCGTTCGGGCCCTCGTCGCGAAGTTCAAGAACGAAGTCCACATCACTCATCTTCTCCCGCCCCCATCATCTCGGCGCCCTCGTCTTCCATCTCGCCTTCGCTATCGGCCGCTTCGAACGCCGGGCACCCGCCGTCCATGTCGCATGGCGCGTTGAATTTCTTGCACATTGATTTTTCGCCGTCGAAATACTCGCAGGCGGCGCAATGTTCCCACGGCCCAACGTAGCCTGGGATCTGGCCACCACCGGCTGAACGCATCTCCCCGCCGGCCATCTCATCGCCGGGGCCCTCGATATCAAATGGCAGCCCGCTGGGCTTGCCTTTGGTCATGTTCATCAATTTGGCTGCCATCTTGTCCTCATTGCATCACGAGTGAAACTCGCGTGGATCACATTCTCGGAATTGTCTTTGTTGTACCGCGTGGCGGCTGCGATCGCCACCTGGATTTTCAAGTTGATATCGGCGTCTTTCCCGACTTGCCGGAGAACTTCTTTCGCGATGAACTCGCCCCGAGGGATGACGTTCTGCTGCTCTGATGCTCCCATAAGTCCATACGAGAGCGCATCCCAAGGGTCATCGCCGATTGTATCTCTGTCGGGGTCGCCGTGGAACTTCTTTACTTTTTCCAGGTCTTTCGGGTCAGGCCGGAGAAGTGGGATCGTCTGGATTAGGATACGGCAGCAATCGTGAATCTGCAGGCGCGGCAGCGGTATTTGCTCCTGCTGGTCCTCAAACTTCGCCATGTAGGAGAGGTACTTGAGGTTCCCTTGAGGCATTTCGAGGAGCTTGCGAGCATAGGCCATATCCGGCTCGACCTTCTCGACGATGTGGCGCCACTTCAAGAAGTCGCGAGCCACGTTGGCCTGGGCGACTCGATCGGAAGAAGACCGGCGGAGAACGATCTTCGCCTTGCTGTACTGGTCCCGGAACCGCTCCGCGAACATCTCGTTGGCGACGACGGCGTCCTCGCCGGCCTCTGCACTCAACCGTTCCTGCTCTGTCTTCGCCACGAGAAAGCAACTCCCTGGGCCAAGGATGCGGTCGATACCGGTGGCCAGTTGCTCCGCCACCGACTTCCCGCTGTTCTTCACGCTGAACTGCTCATGCGAGAAGTAGAGCGTAATCGACGGCTCCGACATCCCTTCCAGGTCTGGCATCGTGCGCCTGGCGAACTCCATCCCCAACTCTTCGGCGCCGACGCCGCGAACGACCATCTCCCGGTAGACGTGGGTTCGCCTGTCCAGCTCGTTTCCAAACCAATACGCCGCGGCATGGTGAGCGAAGCCCCAATCGAGAGAGGCCCACCGGTGGCACCACGGCGGAAGCGACCTGGCGGGGATCACGTGGTTCGCCCGCTCCGGCTCCCTGTCGCGCGGACCAGTCGGCCGGAACTCCGGGAACATCGTTCCTTCCTGGCAATCCCAGTCGCCGAGGAACCACGCCCGCCGCAGGGCCTCGTTCTCCATGCCAGCCAACTGGTGGAAGAACGACGGATCCCGCTCCATCATGATGAGGTTGTCGGTGATCCTGGCAGGGATGAACACCCGCACTTTTTTGTTCTTCCCTCGGAACGGCTGCTTCGCTGCCACCGGAATTCCATCAATGGTGACCTGTACGAAACGCTTCTTGATCCAGTAATTGCCCGGGCCATCCGGGTTCGTCGTCAGCAGAATGGCGGCGCGAATCCCGGGAACAGTGCTACGGTTCGAACCGAGGAGTTGTTCGTACATCACCTCTTTTTCGATCTGCGTGGCTTCTTCCAAGCCGATGAGGTGGTATTCGTGACCCTTGACGTCTTCGAGGGACCTCTCGTCCTTGAAGTGGTTCGTGTAGATGCGGGCGCCGGAGGGGAACACGAATTCCGTTGGCCGGCCCTCGCGCTTCGCCCCCATCTTCTCGTACAGCTGCCAAGCGCGATCGCAGAATTCCTTCAAAGACTCGGCCGTCTTGCGAAGGATCAGCCCGCGATACAGCGGCTTGTCGATATGAATGGTCATCCACGCGATCAACGCCTCTGTTTTTCCTCCAGACCTGGCTCCACCCAGGAGGATTTCCTGAGCCTGCACATGCGGGTTCAGCGTGAGATCAAATAAATCCTGCTGGGGCCCAGCCTGCGCGCGCCACAGAACCTCGCCGTTGGCGTCGTAGATCGTGAATAGTTGGCGTTCGGCCATCCTACTGCCGGTACCACTTCCCGTCGCTCGCCATCTCGAAGTTCACCCACTGGTTCGCCGTGCTGGTGTAGGCACCGCCGAAGTCTCCCGGGTTTGTCCCGCCGGTGTTGAACGTGGTGGCCGACTGCGTCCACACCTTGATGCGCTGGCTTGGCCAGCCGCCTGTCATCCGCGTGGCAGTGCCGCCGCCGGTCACCTGCAGAACGTCTGGAACGGTGACTGGAATGGCGATCGTGTTTGCCGAAACGGTGGTCGACGGGATTGTGTCAACGCGCACATTCGGCGAAGTCAGGAAGTTTGAGTTGGTCCCGGCCTGGACGAAGAACGAACTTGATGCCGGCGTGTACATCACGTTGTTCACGAACTGAGAATTCGTGATATTGGAGTTGAAGTACCCCCACCAGTTGGTCGTTGATCCAAGAGAGGCGATGTCGCGGAATGTATTATCAACAACAGATAACCCTGTGGCTGCCGTTAAAACAGCAACTCCACCGCCTCCGCCGCCGGATAAATCACAGGTGCCGATGGTATTACCGAATACCTTCACGCCCTTCGAGTTTATCAATTCAACGCAATGGCCTTGGTGGCTGGCTATATCGTTTCCAGACAGGATGAACCTGCCCTCGGTGGCATTACTCATGTCAATTTGTATTCCTGGATACGATGGGTAATAATTACCGACTAGCCACGAGTTTGATATTGAAACCTGCCCTTGCGGATTCGGATTAACGCTACCTATCGCTACCGAAGAGTACCGCACTCGATCGATTACCCCATTGTCGAATAAAACCCCAGAAAGCACTTCAGGCGGATTGATTCTAAGCCCGAATTCTCCCCGCAGCGCCGTGTTGCTTATAGCTGTCCCGTCAGCGCTCTCAATATACATGCCGTTTTGAAGAACCTTCTGGAACATCGCCCGGCCACCAGTCGTGTAGGCGTTGGTGAAGGTGCTGCCCTGCAGGTCGATGGTGGTGGAGTTGATGACGGTTACCTTCCAACTGCCGTTTGCCTCTGTCGTTCCGCCAACACCAAACACGGTCACCCAGTCGTTCGTGGTGAAGACATTTGCGCTCGTCGTCAACCGAATCAGTCCTGATCCGTTATTAACGGCGCCTGAGATTGTCGGCATAGAGGTGATATATCCCTCTGAAACTGAAAACTCAGAATTGCTGACATACAACCCGCTGGATGCTCCACCAGCACTCGTAGATCCTCCAGTAACGTATACCCCGGCGAAAGGCTGCTCATTAGAAACTCTTGTTTGCAAAAAAGAAATTTCATCCAAGTGAATATCGTCAGCCGCATCTATATACACGCCAGTGATCTCGTCCCAAATCCTAATCCTGTTGAGGTATGCGCCACAACAGGTATGCCCTCTAATGCGGATCGCCGCTGAAGTAGACCTTCCGTTGAAGTACGGAGCGAAAATCCAAAAATCGTGAAGCGTATGTAAGGCAGATCCAGTTCCAACTGAGTCGACAATAATTATGTCGGCGGCATAATCGCTTGCCCGGCTCAACACCGTACTGAATATGCCAGCCCCAAAAATATCAGACGTGAAGTCGCTAGTTAACCACAGCGGACCATGAACGATTATCGTCGGTTGGCTCATATACACCAAGCGGCGAGTCCCGGTTTGGGACCACAGCGCCTCCACAACGCCGCCAAAAGCTGGCGCTATTGAGTAGGTTCCGGAATGCGAGTTGCTAACCCACGCCTTGATCGTGCCGGATGAACCGAGCCCAGTACACGTCCCTCCACTCACGAAAATCGTCTCAGCCGTGCCAACTCCGCCGGAAAGGTATAGTGGGTGGATTAACTGCTTGGCGGTCCCTCCGCTCGTATATACGCCGGAAAAAGTGCTACCGATTAGGTCAAAAGTCGTTGATGTGACGCGAGTGATCGCCCAGTTTCCGTTCGCCGCCGTTACGCCTCCCACCCCAGATATCAAAACTCTTTGGCCGCTTCCTAGATTCAGGGCGGTTGTCGTGATACGGATTAGACCACTCCCGTTATTGGCCACGCCAGTGATCGTTAGGGACGGGCCTAAATTCGTCCCTTTCAACCCGAGCGGACATTTAGAGAATGTGAACGTCTCCTCCGCGGCGCCTGCGAGCGTGGTGCTGAACGACACCGCCGGGAAGTTGAACGCCTCGGATGGGATGCCTGGCTGATTTTTCAAATCACGCACGTAATCAGGCTTTTGAGAGAACAAGCACAGCGTTGCTGCCGCGATAATTGTGATCTGGTGGAGGAGTCGCATATTCGCCTCAATCCTACCAAGTTTCGCTGCCACCAAAAAAATTGCCGCCTAACCGGTGAAGGCTGGCGGCCGAAGTGGCTTGCCCATCAAGGAGATTTCACTTCCGTGTCCAGTCAGATCATACACCAGGACCACGGCGCCCTGCCATCAAAAAATACAGGAGTAGCAGCAAGAGCACGATGACCAGGATTACCTGCTTCATGTCGTATCAGCAGCCTTTGTGGCTTCGGTGCCACTCTCGCCCGTGAGCGCTGACGGTGAGCGGTGATCGCCGGTGCCACTCCAATCCGCTGGCGTCTTTCGGCGGCAGCGGATGCGGACAATGGCGATGGCATAGCGTCGGACAGCAGTTGGACATCTCCTCGCCTGGCTGCGGTCCGCATACTTCGCATGATGCCTTTGGGAGTGCCTTGCGCTTACCTCTCTTCATGGGCCTCCATCTCAAACGGGTCGCTCGCCGCATCGCCCAGTTCGCGCGCCTTCGCCTGGCGCAACGTCGCCTCGATCGCGGCTCGCCCTGGGACGTCGACTGCCGACGGGTTCTCGCAGCAGAGGCAGAAAATCTGTTCGTCGCTCATCCACGCCTCATGTCGTCGAGGTAAGCCCGGTCGCGGGCGGCCTTCTGTGATCCCATCTGAACCAGCAATACGCTGGCCTCGTTGTTTGGCTTACCAGTGATAGCGGCCACGATCACCGCGGCCATAGCGTCCCGTTCAGCGTTCTGCATATCGCCTCCTTTATTCGCAGGGCCCCTGCACCAGAGCCCCGCGAAAGTCCGACGCTGCACGCATCGAACAAGTTACACCAATGTACCAAGGTGTCAGATGAGAGTCAATCGTTTTCCACCGCCACGATCAACTTTTGCTCAGTCAGCAAATCGACGATCGCCTGGTCGCGAGTTGAGGCCGTCGCTTTCTTCGACGGGTCGTTTCCGAGGAACGCCATGTACTTCTCCCCGCCTATCTCCGAGTTTACGCAGACGGTGAAGATTTTGATGGGGGTCGGCGCTGGGGTCTGTTGCCGCTGCAGTAGATCGTTCATTATCTTCTGGCTATCGTACCCAGGGCCGAGCAGCCCGCCCCTTAACTGGTCGGCCGGGTTGTTGAAGTCGTACGGCTTGGCCGGCGCAAAGGTATGGTCTTTTCGATACTGCTCATCCATCTTGTCCATGTGGTCTATGATTCCGCCCATACGCTATACTCTTTTCCTTTCCAACTCCACCAAATGCTTCCGCCCATCAGTATCCGTTAACCGCATCACCTTGGACTTCTTCTCGTCAGCGAACTGCCACGCCGATTCAAGATCCGTGAAGTACCGGATCCGCCGATATCCGACCTTTCCGTCCACCCGGTACCAT